TTATAAAGGACCAGAGTAGGTGTTTCTCCAGGTGGGGGTGATTAATGGCAGATATTGATGACTTTTATGCCGACATTATAGGCAGGGTTAGCGACTCAAAATTGGATGTTTCTCCATCTGGAAGAGTAGTCGCCCTGTTTCGTGTGGCGGTGGAATATGGAGCAGTGCATATGGGGATACCCACACTGACCTACCTGATGTCTAGACTTCTGACTGTTACACTAGGGGTAATGGTCGGAGACAAGGATGCCACGTATGATGATATCCTTGAAGAGTTTGACACGGAAGGGGAAGTACCGCACTGAAGGAAGCTTGGAGAGTATACCTGACCATTGGTCGCATATACTTTTGGAGATACGGCGGGAGTCTGGTCTAACAAGGCCAGACCTTTCGCATATGTCTGGTATTGGCACCAGCACCATTGAAAACTANGAACAGAGAAAGATNATCGAGCCATCTATCTACAAGATGGAAATCCTTTTGGGTGCCATGGGCTATGATCTGGATGCGATAAAGAAGCTCTAACTGGGGAGGTCAGGAAAGTGACCGCATCCCGGACACTTCCCGTCAATCTTTTCCGTCCCACAGTACAAACAGAACATTATCCCTGGCCACGCTTCTTCTTTCGAGAACCCCGCCACGCGGAACGTGGACCAAGTTTCTTCCTTATGTTTCTGGGGCGTAGCCGACTTCTTCTCCGGGTCTTAGTCATTGTTGTCCCTTATGAATATCAAGCCGTTCTGAACATCGTGCTTACTGTTTCTGGTCAACACAGTGTAGGGAAAGCAGTTCCTGTCGCCAAAGCTAACCCCTTCCTGGGTGTCGGACCATGTCGCAAACGTGCGGATATACATTTCCCCGTCTTCCTCAAAGGAGTCAAACAAATATCCTTCCGTTACAATCTCCGGGCAAAGAAGCTGGGAAGAGTCTTCCATATCCACCATGGCGGAATCCCCTATAATGTCCTTCCAATGCACTGTCACTCTTGGGTATTTCCGTCCACCTATCTGTATAAAATGCATATTAGCTCTTCTTTACTTTGTTTGTTATGGCTTCTTCGAGTACAGGTAGCAAACGTATCCCGCAGAACCCAATAACAAAGGCAATAGCTGGACCCCAAGTCATGTCAAGTTCCCAATGCTTCATCACTGGAGGAATAAAAAACTCCGCAGCCACCCATCCTACAAAGATAGCCAGTAAAAGATCCCGCCAACTGATAGACTTTTTGACGGCCCAATTGGCTAGACCTCCTATACCGGAAGCTCCTATACAACAAAACTTCGGGCCTATCGTCATAATTAACCATTCCATTTTACACCCCGCACATCCCCTCACATTCCATGTTAAACATATCAATCTGCCCTTTATCTTCGGCTGTACTAAAGTCCACATCCTTCAGCGGTATTCTATCCGCGTGTAAGAACCTTTGTCCTTTAAACCGACCCTCCTGATTTCGTAACAACTCATCCACGTGGCAAGCATCCTCAAACTCTTGTGGGTCTACGCTCTGGATTTCCCTCCATTCCTCATTACTTCGGAAAGGACACCCCACACATGCCGACTTCGTAAGGGACTTCCCCGGATAATTGTCCTCAAACCACTTCAGGCAGTCCCGCCTGGACATATCTTCTTCTATTAATGGCCATCTGTTCGTTACCCATGAATCGGTGTTTGGTTTATCCCTCATCACTTCGTCCGTGGATATCCCTATCCACATTTCCACCATAAAATCCTTTGGCGTTCTCTGCCTGGGGCGTAACCCGGCAAGCTCACGTACCTTCTTTCGTATAGGCTTAAGCTTATATTCACTTGTGCATTGCCTTCGAGCCATCCCATTTGAGCCGTCCTTGTTAATCAGAAAGAACGGTATTGCCGCAAACTTATGGCCAGTGGTGTTACTATCCGTTTCCAAATCACGGCGGATGTTTCCAGACTGAACCCTGTAAATGGGAAAAGAAACCTGCTTCTCCAACCATGACAGGTGATCGTAAACGGCTTTTGGCTCCCATCCTGTGTCCGCGAATACCCCACAACTAACCTTGGGTCCCAGTTCTCCTCTAGAATTCTTCAGTGCCATGACAGTGGATTGCACTCCAGCCCCCAGGCTAATCACCCGAAGAGAGGGATTCTCTAATATCTTTAAGAAAGAATAGGTCATGCCTCCTGTACGCCCCCTTCCCCTTCTTCGGCTGCACCTTCCTCTGCCGAAACATTCTCAGATGCAACAGCGCGGCTGTCGGAGATCTCCTTTTTGATGGCTTCAATTTCTTCATTCATTAACGCAATGGAACGTGCCACGATGGACACTCCACCCTCTACTCTGTCCATATGCAAGCTATGCAATAGCTGATCCATTGGTAACCCGTACTGGAGCGCCAGCGAAAGAACCACGGACGCATCATCCAAAAGTATGTCCATATCGCTCCCGATCTTGGAGCCTCTTATAAATACCTCACGGACGGTCATGTCGGAAAGGTCTATTCCGAAGGAGACATAGTATGTGTCGGTTAGTGTCTCAAGCTTGCGGGTCACCGTGGGTCTTCGGTTCTTCAATTTCTGCCGCATGGATGGCTTCTCCTATTTCTTTTGCGATTTGCGGGACGATTGCGTTGCCCAAGGCACGGAGTTGAGGAACTCTGTTGGGTAGCCCATCAACCAGGCGACCCACTGAGGGTTCAACTTCCCACCACTCTTGGGATCGGCCACTGTTTGTTGCAAGCCCTTCTGGACCACCCGCCCCGTCTTCTTGTCGTAAAACCTCTGGTTGTGGTGGGTTGGGGGATTCCCGTCTTTGTCCACTACCTCGATGTTCTTCCATCCCGGTTCCTGGGCGCTTGGTGTTGGCCACAACCCGCTGTGTACCGCTGCCGCTATGTTCCAGCCGTGTCCCCCCGTTAGGTGGCTTGGAGCCACGCCCTCTCCCCCCGTCATTGCTGTTGGGGTCGGCCACATCTTCGCCCATCTGTCTAGGCTCACAGACTTGTTTGTCTCGTAATTGAGTTTGCCCGTGCTTGGTGTTTTGTTTGTGCTTTTGCGTTCTATGTGATCCTGACTTGTCGGGGTAGGAACCATGTGGTGAGGTTTCGCTCCCCCCAAACTCGAAACCCAGTTGCCTTTCCCCTTCTTGGCCATCGAGGGACTTGTCTGGTTCGCTTTCGCTGTCGGAGTGTGCAACAATCCAGAGTCTCTGTCTGAGGTGCGGGGCGCCAACCGCGCAAGCTGGAAGATTAAACGTCCTTGTGACGTAGCCTTCTCCTTCCAAGTCAGAGAGTACCTCGTCCAGGCCCAGGTTGATGAGTCCAGTAACGTTTTCTCCAACAATCCAAGTCGGTCTGCATTCCCTGATAAGTCTAAACATTTCCGGCCAGAGGTGGCGGGGGTCGTCTTGCGCTCGTTGCTTTCCCGCATGTGAAAAGGGCTGGCAAGGGAAGCCGCCGCAAATAAGTCCGGGGCTGGGGTCGGGGAGGTCTTCTCGTCTGACATTTCGTATATCTCCAAGTACAGGAATGTCGGGCCAGTGGTGTTTCAGTACCGCCTGGCAGTATGGCTCATTCTCCACAAAACAGGTAGTGCGGAAATGCCCTGTTGCTTCCAGGCCCAAGGCAAATCCGCCAATTCCCGCAAATAGATCAAGTGTTGTAATCAAGAAGAGCCTTCACGCCTTCTTCGGTCACCTGTATGCCGCCCGTTTTTCCCGGAACACGGTTCAAGAACCCCGCAGCAAGCAGACCATCTATCTGCCAGCTTGGGTCGTATCCCGCCTCTTCCCGTATTTGCCGCCTCTTCGGGCCTCGATTGTTCTTCTCCCAAAACTTATAAATAAAAATGAGAAGATCAGCCTGTCGATCCGTTATTCTCATCCGGCCATGCCTGTCATAATTCCGGCGATCAATGACCCTAGACAAATTAGTGCAAAATATTCCCAGCCCATTCTACTCTCCCAGTGTTTGCTGTTGCGGATCTTATTCCATACTTTTTTAATCATAACGGCTTTTCTCCCAAAAATAAGGGGCAATCTCAGGCCCTTCGTGGATAACTGTCCGTACAATTACCCACCAGAAGACTGAGAATTGTCCTTAATTAATGCGGCCCAATTTGGAAAAGGACCCAGTTGCGCGTTTAAAATCCCAGAGCGATAAAGCACGTACATCTCCCCGCACATTAGGGGCATCCACCTTGACGCTCTCCAGAACATTCCTTTTCTTCATGGAGCGGCAGAGGCCACCGATATAGCTTCTGGCTCCCGATGGGTTGTCCTTAAAAGGCACATCTACGATCTTAGCCAATTGGGCCGTGGTCAATGCTCCCTTATCTTTAAGAGCCGCTTCAACTTGAGGCCAGACATGGTTTCGTTTTTCCTGGGCCTTTGGTTGTTGCTGAATATCAACTTTTGGTGCAGAGTTCTGACGGTGACCTTGTAGCACATTCATAGCCTTGAACACAGCGGACGGCACCACACTGGTTGAGCCATCTTCCTCAACAAGAATATAATCTCCCTTCAGCGCCCGTAGCGCCTTGGTCACAGGGATGGCGGTCACGTTTTTCAAAGATAAATTAATCTTTTGCATTAGTCCTTCCTTCCTTTATTTAAAGGGCCAGTCGTCAGCAAGATGCTTCGGAACTTCCCCTTCGCTATCGCACAGTGAACATTGGTCCACGCTCAGACCTTTTACATCTGGATCACCTGGTGGATTTCGGATGTATCCATTCCCACTACATGAGGGACACGGAACAAGTTTGTCTTTAGTCATTATCCCTTTCCTTTATCAGTAATCTTCGGATTATCTCTGCTTTCCCTATCTTTAGCGCAGAGGATTTCCTGGTTAAAAAGTCATCGAGGTCTTTCGGGAGGCCCACGCTCAAACGACAATGGACGATATGCCCCCCAAACCTTCCGCTCTGTGAACCATCAAAGCGGTTGTGGATTTCCTTTCCTTTAACACTGCTTCTAGGCATGGTTCTCCTCATACACCGCCATAGCAAACCCACGCGGGGTTGCGGAACGGATGTTCTTGGTTCGTAAAGATTTGCCGCCCGTCTTCGCATGGACGGGGGAGTAGTTGTGGCCCTTGGTTGGGTCTTTGCGTTTGAATACCACATTCTCGTAGTCCACGGGCCTTGGATCAGGCATCCGAAATCCGCATCCCGTCCACAGGCAAGTGCGTTTCCTGTACGCATCCCGTGGGGGAATGACCTCTGGATATCTTGGATGTTCATCGTCCTCTGGCAGATACCCGCCATACTGGTATGGATCAAAACGGTAATCAGGTTTCCGCCACAGTCGTGGAACTGCCCCGTTTGGGTTCTCAATATAAAATGGACAACGGAACGCTTCCGCCAGTATAGAGGCTTCTTTCAATCGACCAACAGCTTCTGTCTGGAAATGTGGATTGGCTTGCGCCTTCTTCTTCCAGTGGCTTGCCCCCGCCGCACTCAAATCCGTGCAAGGGGGAAACGCCGACAGGAATGCCACGTTGTCCGCTCCATGGCGTACAAGAATATCCATAAGGGTATTGTGCCTGTANAAATCCGCATGGGCGTAGGTTATGTTCCCCTCTGTCCNCTCACCTTCATGCTGGATGTCATACGCGAAGCACTCATATCCAGCCTCTGCCCACGGGCGGAGAGCTTCGCCCGTGTAGTCATACAGAGATATGACTTGGTTTTTCATGAAAGCTTCTCCTCTACATCGCGGAGAATTTGCAATAAAGCATAGTCTTCTTTCTCAAATTTCTCAAACGCATAGCCTTTTTCCTCTTCCAGATCAAAAATGCGTTGCTGGATCATGGAAACAATAACCTCTTTCTCTTCTGAATTAAGGCCCTCTTGGAAACTTATTAGGGGAGACTTGGTATCTTCACGCACTTCCCACTTAACGTGCTTTTGGTGCCAGTGTTGAACTTCCTTGAAGGTCAAACTTCCCTTGGTCTGCAAATCTTCCATGTCATCGTTTTTGTAGTAGCGTCCCAAAAACCAATGTTCTTGGTCCAAGGGTCCGAAACAGGAAATGCCATCAAAGGTCAGGAGAAGATAGCCGCCCTCTTCCAGATTGAAGTCTCTTCTCCAGGCTTCGCAACCACCCCCAGTGTTGATGTGGTAGTAACCATGGCTATTGACCCACTCCTCGATGTGGGGAAAGTCGTTCTTGTATACATCGTGATTTGACATGACTTTTTCCTCTGTTAGTTCTACTTTCTTTATGGAACGTAGCAAATCTGATAGATGGTGTCAAGAGGTAGCTATGACAGGCCGTAGCCTACAGGACAAACTTTACGCCCAGGATGGGGAACGCAGCGAAACCCTGGTTGCGTGGGACAAGTGGTTTAGCCAGAAGATTAAGGCTACAGGTAGACGGTTCGATGACCTTGGCCCGGTATATAGTAGCAATTTGAAAAAAAAGAATTTAAAAACGAAAAAAATGTGAAAAAAAGTGCGACAAGTGGGACGAACAGTGGAAAATGGATAAAAAACCCCGGAACACGGCCAAATATCCTCGTCCCACGTTTCATGATTCTCGTCCCACACCGTCCCAAAAGAACCAGTATCGTCCCAGATATCTCTAGCCGTAGGGCATTTTGAATTTTGAAAAAATAAAATATAATATCAAATTGATGCTATATAGGAGCCGCTATGAAGAGGAAGATAGATAAAAGAGCGGAAGAGATTGAAGAGTCTCATGGCCGCAAGCTGACGAATAGGCAAAAAGAGTTTGCCAAGCATTTTGTTGATGGGACGCACTCAAATGCGGAATGCGCTCGATTAGCTGGTTACACTGATACGAATGGAGTGGCCNGGATACAGGCACACAAACTTTTGGACNCCAGTTTGTTNCCCCATGTCGCAGAGTACATAACTGAGTTAAGAGAAGATAAAGAACGCAAGTATGGTGTGACCTTGATGGGTCAGTTGAAANGACTTAGGGACTTGTCTGTTAATGCGGAAGAGGCGGGGCATTTCTCTGCTGCCATAAATGCAGAGAAGACACGTGCGGCACTGGGTGGGCTGACAACCGATAGAAGAGAAACAAATCATTTTCACGCTATTGAAAACATGAGCCGTGAAGAGATAGAAGGCAGACTTTCGGAACTTCGCAAGTCTCACCCAGGTGCTTTTATTGATGCAGATTATAAGGTGATAGATGGCACAGAAAGCGGAGACACTTCTGTGGAATCGTCTGAAGGCGAAAATACCAAAACACTGGAACACCACACGGATTGAAAACCGCTATGGCGGCGGGATACCAGACGTTCATGTGTGTGCTGAGAGTGTACCCTTCTGGGTGGAACTTAAGGTAACAAAAAATAACCGAATTAATATCTCATCGCATCAAGTTGCGTGGAATTTTGCCTATTATAAATCTGGAGGCGTAAGTTTCTTCTTAGTTCACCCCCTCTCTTCCCCCAACCTATATTTGTTTGGGGGGGACCAAGGTCGGGGGTTAGTGATGCATGGACTGTCGGGAGTCGGGTCGGGGTCCGGGGTCCCATGCCTTTGGTCGGGGTCGGATTGGTCGGGGCTCCTGGATCGGATGCTCGAGGTCAGTCGGGGTCGGGTCGGGATCATGAACCATGGTTCGGGGTCGGGGGTCAGTCGGGTCGGGGCTGGGGACAGTGGTTCGGGAACCGGGGACGATGGGGGATCGGTAACATGGCCGGGGCCTGGGGTATAAAAAAAGCTCCCACCCAGGCATGTCAGCAGGGTGGGAGCTCTCGAGCGGGGAAGAGGTCAAAAACCCCGCTGCGCCAGCGCCTAAAGTAGCAGTCAACAACCCGGCGCTGGAAGCTGTTAAGTAGGTGCTATAACCCAAGTCTGCGTTTAGCTGGTCCGTGACTAATGAACCCAACAATAACTTTCCGGTTTTGTTTTTGACACAACCCGCAGTCTTTGCAGTTTGTGTCTTTGTATTGCGCGGGACAAACTCGAACAGCTCTACCTTGTGGCGTGTCCGCTTTTGTTCCTTTAAAATCATAGGGCAGCGTAACACACACAGGACCAACTTCAAAGTCTGCAAGCTTGTCTGCGTGGTCTAAATTGTCAGCGGAAAGATTGACCGTGAACCCGTTTTCATTAGCCCACTTAATCTGTGTCCGCTGTTTTGCGTAGCTGTGTTTGTGCGAGTAGGTGAACCCACGCTTGCCACGATTACTTCTTACCAACTGGCGCAACTTTGGTTTGTCTATCAACTCTCCATCGCCAGGTAGATCGCCAGCTTGGTTATGTCGCCATAAATCATTACCTGGCAATGTAGCTATTTGATCCATTACATCGGACCAGTTTTCGGAAAACGAATTGACTTCATGCCACCGCTGGGCTGTCGGTCCATAGTTCGCGTAGCATGGTCCTAGTTTCTTTACTCCATCCACGACAACAAACTTAAGCGGGCAACTGGGAGGACAACTTTTTTCTTCCGTAGTCGTAACCGCTATTGGTCCCGTTTTGCTATTACGGGATTTAGCAACAAACCTAATTTTCATAATGCACCTCGATGATTGTTGACTGTTGATGCATTAGATCATGGTTTTATATCCTGGTCAAGTCGGGTCGGGATAAAAAGAACCCCGGCCATCTGGTAAAGGCGTAGAAACCCAGACGGTCGGGGTCGAATGTAACCCGGCCAATGGAGGGGATAGTATGGCCGGGTCGGGAGGAGTCCCAAGGTTAGTCGGGAGCTCTCTCCTGGTCAAGTCGGGCCATGGTCCGTTGGAGTCGGGCCTGGGTCTGTCGCCAGAAGTTGTAGGCCCAGGACATGTGTTCTAAGTTCGGCAGCAGGGAACTGACAGCCCCCAGCCGTTGACCAGCTAGTTCTAAATCTGGGTCTAGAATTTTTCTCATGCAAAAATTAAGGCGGGGATTGCTCCCCGCCTCCTCCCTTATTTCCAATACTCGCCATCCGAAGACGGCAAGAATGTTTCACAATTAGCGCAGACGCCACGACCTGTGTCCCTGTGTCCGTTTCGTTCGCACTCCTCTGGAATGATGCCCAAGTCTTCACTCAGGATTTCATTGACGCTTCTTTTGTCCTTCCATAATCGTGAAGACCATTTGACTTTTACGTCATAGTCAAAGTCATTACCTAGACTTTTCAGCCATTCATAGAAAGCGTCTGGATGCATCTTTACCTGTGGAGTTTTCATGCCGCCACCGCCAATTGAGTTTCGTTAATGTTGATAACAATGTCGCCACCCATAACCACCCTTGTTACTTGGTCTGCGGTTAAAGGAATAAACTCTGCAAAGTCGTCACGACTAACAGCATAGGTTTTATCCCACAGCGTATCTTGGTTGGCCTTTGTGGGTTTGTATCCGCGAGCGTAGACCACTGTATTTATAACGCCTCTGCTATCGACAAATTTTTCGTCTGTGGGTGACATCAAATAAATGCCCTCATCTTTGACCAACCACAAACCATACTCTTCCGTTGTGGTTTTGGTGTACGGCTTGCGCCTTTTATTGCCTTTGGCCCACAGCATCATTTTTGACAAGGTTCTGCGCTTGTCATTTTTGAACGTAAGTTTGTGCATAACTACCTCTCTTTTGTTGTTGACATGACACCACCTTATGGCATATCTTAGGGATAGTCAACAACCAATATATGAGGTATCTCATGTCTACTAGAGCTTGTTACACGTTCAAAGATGATAGCGGTTCTGTTCATGTTTATAAGCACCACGATGGTTACCCTTATGCTTCTGATGAAAACAGTGAAGCTGGTGGTCTGGTCTGGATTAATGAAGCCAAACCCTTTGCTTGGTCATTGCCTAGATTTGAGGCTAACGAGTTTGCCGCCAGTTTTGTTCGCGCTCATAAGACGGACAATGGCGGTGTCCGTTTAATCAACACTAAAGAGCCTTGGGAATTTTCCAGTGATAGCGAATTCTGGTATCACATCTCCTGTGTAGATGGACAGCTTTACGTTAGCGTTTACGCTGTTAGCTGGTGGGAGATGGATAACAGGAGAGACACTCTTGTTATGGAAGGCCCATTGGATGAGTTGCTCAACAAACAGCGGTCCAGAAAGGAGGTGGCGTAATGCCTAACTGGACAAGAAACATTCTGAACGTTGTCGGCAAGCCAGAGGACGTTGATAAGTTTGTCACACATATGGGAGAAGAGATGGACTTTGAAAAGGTGATCCCATCTCCCTCAAATATGTTTCGTGAAAATTTATCCCAAGAGGATAAAGAGCGTTGCGCTAAAGAAGGCATACCAAACTGGTACGATTGGCAGTCTGAGCATTGGGGAACCAAGTGGAACGCCCATAGTGACGAGGGTCCAGTTGAAATCGAAGACTATAAAAGCATGGATATAAGGCAAGCGACATATCGGTTTGATACGGCTTGGGACACTCCCCGACCAGTGATCGCCAAGTTATGGGAAGACTGGCCAGATCTGGAATTTGAAGGTGGGTATATACATGAGGGTTATGAAGGTTGCGGAAGCTTCTTTGAGTTTAGCAATCGGAAATAAAGAATAACGCAAGAGTGTTGACTAGGGTCGGGCCTTCGGGTTCGGTCCCCACTTTTTTTGTCCCAGTGCTGGGTGGTCGGGTCGGGTTAGTGTCGGGTCGGGGAGTCGGGTTCCCAACTAAGGTTATCGTCCAGGATACAGCATAGCAGGGAGGGGATAACAGTCGGGGACAGGGCCAATCCCCCCCGGCGAACCAGGGCAGCGGTGAACCAATGTTTTCAGCAATCCACTCAATGGCGTCCTGGCTCTCCGGCCTAAGTAGAACTATCGAGCCATGGTCATCTATAATAAAATCAGACATGAGCTATTGTCGCCCAAAAAAAAGGGAGCAGCAACTGCCGCTCCCTAGATATGGTGACTAGTTAAGGTCTACTCACGCTCCAAACTTTGCGACCATTAGTTCGGTTATTTTTGAAGGGTCTTTTGGATACAGTTTATATAGCCCGTTCCAATAGGCTACCTTTTCATCAAATCGAGGGTCTTTATCCCTCAACCTTTGCACTTCTCGCGCTAGTGCTAGTTCGGCTGATTTACTCATTGTCTGCACCTCATTTTTGTTGTTGACATGACATCATCCTATTTCATATAATTCACCTAGTCAACAATCAATTAGAGGTCTAAACAAATGCATAGTTCAGAGTTATTTGAGAAAGTGTCGCGCCAAGTAATAACCGCCATGGAGACTAGCGGCGTTGATTGGTGCAAGTCTTGGGGCGCCGATAGGTGGTCGCGGTCCCTTTTCTATAGATAGCGGAAAAAGTTATACGGGATTTAATACTCTTATCTTGGGTATGTCGCGCATGTCCCAAGGATGGAGTTCTAACGAATTCGGCACGTTTAAAGCTTGGCGCAGAAAAGGTTACAGCGTAGCCAAGGGACAAAAAGGAACGCACATAACCTTTTACAAGTCTGGAACAAAAACCATTGAGAACGACAACGGCCAAGAGGAAACCAAAGCTTGGCGCACTCTTAAATTGTACACTGTATTTTAATGCGGAACAAATTTCAGACTATACGCCAGTTGGATATAAAAGACGTTCCCGAGTTCACGGCCAATCCAAATACGGCCATGGATACGTTAGCGTCAGATGTTGGCGTGGATGTGCGGAACGTGGACCTAGCGCAAGCATTCTATGCTCCCGATCCTGACTATGTGAACATGCCACGCATAGAGCAATTTGAAAGTGCGGAAGCTTACGCTTGCACGTTAGGTCATGAGATCACGCATTGGACAAAACACAAGACAAGACTAGATAGAAATGAGGGGTACGCTTTTGAGGAATTAATAGCGGAAATGGGTTCCGCTATGCTGGCCGCTTCGCTTGGCATATCACCAACACCAAGAGAAGACCACGCCAAATATCTTAACTCATGGATTAAGGAATTGAAAGACAAGCCTAGCTCTATACAAAAAGCTTCTGCTAAGGCGCAAGCTTCCACTACCTACCTGCTCAACGCCCAATCTCAAAAGGTCGGGCTTGCCGCTTAGACTAGGCGTGACCTCACCTAGTCGGGGTGACCTTCGGGTCACCCTTTTTTTATGGCCGCTCGATGTCGGGTCGGGTCGGGTCGGGTCGGGATAGACTACAGTATCCCGGTCCGCTGCTGGGCGCCCAGTGATAGAAGTATCCTGGAGTGTGGCCAGCTCGCTCGATGTCCTGGTCAATCCAATGCCTGAATAAAAATAGCAAGCTTTCCAGAATTTCAGGCATAAAAATAAATGTAATTAGATGCTAATTAATGCTTTACATATATAATGCCATGATGCTAAACTCTACGGAGTTTAGACAGAAACAAACAAAACGAGGTCAATTATGGAAAAGACAATTAAGACTGTTGGCGATGAATTCTTTAAAGATATGGCCAACATCGTGCGCCCACTAGGTGGCATTGATAAGTTGCACATTGATAACGATGTACGCTCCCTCGTTGACGATGCTCACGAAGCAAACAAAGAGTACAAGATTGCTCAAGATAAAGACAAAGAGTTGAAAGCAAAATTGCGGAAGCTTGGAGCAGGAACTCATCATGGTTTTGAAAGTGTAGCCATAGTTGGCGAAGATGAAGACGTAGAGAGTGCGTTGAACACTAGCGAAGTAAAAAAGTTGTTACTCAATCTTGTTATTGATGGGACAATAACTAGAGAACAACATATTGCTTGCTTTAAAGACAAGACAATTAGAAAAGGCAAAGTAACCTTTGAAGCAAAAGAAGAGTAACCATTA